GCTGCAAGAAACACCGACCATCGGGAACATTGCAACCGTTGCAGGGGTATACAGTGATGGTATCGCTTTGATCCTGCCCGGCGACACTGAAGCGACAGAAAAGCGCTATCCATATAATGCCTCAGCGACATTTGCTGTTGGGCAGCGTGTGCACATTGAACGAGATTCTGGCACGATTATCGTGGAGTATCCCATCGGTGGGAATGGAAGCTAATGGAGGTGAATACTACGAAAACAATCGAACTCATTGGCTACACTGCAGTTGTTAATGGGCAGCCCGCTTTGTCTCCAACCGTAGATTTGGGTACGGAGAACAGCTATGGTGTAGAGTACCTACAGTTGAAATTTGGTGAGGTGTGGGGCGATCTAACGATTACTGCTACCTTTACCGCTCCGGATAAAACTTCGACCGATGCGGTGGTTGATATCAATGGCCTGGTTGAAGTACCACACGAGGCAACCTGCCACGGCAGCGGGCGCGGAGTTATCGTGTTTAAGGGATGCCGTAACGGTGTGCAGCTTATCAGCTGCGATGTAGGCTCATTTGTCACTGCACACGGGCCTGTGAACGGCAGCGAGTCCGCAGAACCTACCCCGGACAAGTGGCAGCAGTTTGTGGATGAGGTGCAGGACGACCGCGAGGCAGCGAATAAAGCCGCCCAAAATGCGGCTGTTGCAGTTGACCGGGTTGAGGCGGCGGCAGAAAATGCCGAAAATGCTGCTCAGACATCCGCTGATGCAGCGGGTGTCGCTGGACAAGCTGCCAACGCGGCCAACAAGAGCGCCAAAGCAGCTCAGACCGCACAGGGCAGCGCCGAGAGTGCCGCCCAGAGTGCTGCTGGGTCTGCCCGTGCGGCAGCAGACAGCGCAGCGGCCGCCAAGAAGAGCGCCGAAGATGCAGCAGCATCCAGCAAGAGCGCGGCGGGTAAGGCAGAGGAGTCCGCATCCTCCGCCAGTGCGGCCGCTGAGAATGCCAAAGCAGCTCAGACCGCACAGGGCAGCGCCGAAAATGCTGCTCAGACAGCCGCTGATGCAGCGGGTGTCGCTGGACAAGCTGCTGGCGTGGCCGTAAAGAGTGCAGAGGCGGCTGAAACTGCCAAGCAGAGAGCAGAGGACGCAGCAAAAAAGGCACTTGAAGCAAAAACGGGCTCGGAAAACGCCCTGCAAGATGCTGACGCAGCAAAAGATGCCGCAAGTGGCTATGCCGATGCTGCGGCAGAATCAGCCACAGCAGCAGC